TGGAACTAGTAGGATATGAGTTTGATGACCAAGATAGAAGTGGTAGATTTGTTGTATCTAAAATGCCACCAGAATTAGAAAAAGCAGGTATTAAAAATGCAAGAATGCGTGATGCACAGACAACAGAAGACGCCGTAGATACATCAAAATGGAAAGACAATGCTATAATACGGAATTATCCACCGGATGATCTCGACGGTGATTCTTACGTTTGGAAAGGTGGACAATGGATTCATGATGAAACTGGTAAGGTGGCACCAAGAGATGTAGGAAAAATTTTAACCAAACTGACAAAGGATGAAGAGCTATCAGGGGATCTGGAAGGGGGAATTATTAGAGACTCAAGCCTAACAGATCAACAGAAACAAGGTCTACAAAAGATCAACACCAAATACGGAAATTATTTTGGAAACAATGCGGATCCATTACCACAAGGCTACATCAGAGCACGATTCGACACTGGTATAGGAACAGATGGTATCGAATCAGACGAGTTAGAGGCCGCACTTAAAAAATTCGGATATGAAGATATGGATGATGCAGAGGCAAAAGATGAAGATTTTTATGATACAGTACAAGAGTATCTTCCAATTACAAACGCAATGACGAACGATATGGCAAAAGTGATGGGCAACGATATTGATGACGACGACAAAATGGTAGACGCTTTGACATATTTAGATTCCTTAGATGAATCAATTAGAGAAGACGCAGGCGAGCAGGGCCTGGCAAATGAATTATCAAAATATTATCAAGATGCGGCAGATGGATTAGATCCGGAAGACCATGGCAATGACGAACACGAAGATTATCTAGATATTGCAAGGTCTTTTAAAAAAGGACTCCAGGCAGGCATGGATTCAGTGAATAATTCAGGTTGGGAATTTTCGACAAATGATTTTGATATGGACCGTGATGGCAAGGGCAAAATGTATGAGCCAATGGCAGAACTATTGAAAAAATACAATGTGTCAGCAGGTATCGAGAACGGTGAATCGTTCCTAACAAAAAATGGTAAAGCAATTACAAAACCAGCACAAGAATCAGTTGAAGAAGATATGATTCCAAATAATATGCCGGGTAATATTGGTGACTATGCTCATGAAAAATCTACAGGTAAACTTGTAAGAATAGTTGACTATACAGATGACGATGAAGGCATTTACACAATATCTTACGGTGAGGATCAAGGTGAAACAGATGTAACTGCAGGAGATTTAGAATTTGTAGATCCGACTGTAAATCAAGATTTAGATGACAAAATATTAGACAAAGAAATTGAAGAAGCACCAATTGAACAAGACAGAGATAATCCTATTGCAAAACCATATGTAGATACACCAGAATGGAAAGCACTACACGATATGGATGACAAAATTATTCAAGCATATATTAAACATAAAGAAGTAGCAGAGGCAGACGGCTTACAACCAGCTGATTTAAAAAGATTAGGACAACATGAACCAAAAGTGTACGTACATAAAGATGGTAAAACAATAATGGTTCCAAGAAAACAAGCTAAAAACTATATTGCGAAAGGGTGGAAGAAATCGGCATTAAGGGCTGAGACATCGTACGAATCAAAACTTGCCGATATGTTAAATCAACGCCTTAAATAAAACTGCAACAAATATAAATACTCATATGGCACGTAAAAAACCTTACAATGATAATTTCGCGGATCTAGTTGCTCGTTTGAACAAAATGAGTAATATGACTCCCGAACAGGAAAGAGCGAAACTTATGGAAGCCGCTTCTTCCGAGCCAAAATTATTAGACGAGAAAGATGTTACATTGGCTGATATTGCCAAATTAGCAGGTATTAAAGAATATGTTGAACCTGTAAAAATTGGTGAAAAAGCAAAAAAACTAGTTGAAGAAATTACTAAACCAGAAGCAACATCAAGTATTACTAAAGCAATAGAAGAATCAGATGCAGATGATTCAATTTCTGCAAACATTAAAAAAGCAGTAACAGAAGAAAGCAAAAGATTAGATAAAATTGCTGAATTAGAAACACAATTAGCAGAATTAAAAGCACAAGAAAAAGAAGATGCAACACTAGATGATAAAGCATTTAGAGAAGTATTTGTTAAAGAAATTACAGAATACGTAAAAAAAGCAGAAGGTCAAGATTTAGCAGACCTTTATAATAAGTTTTCAACAAACGAAGTTCAATTACAAGAGAAAAATTTCTTAATAAAAACTCCTGAATCAAAAGAAGTTATAGCTGATGCAGAGGCTAAAGAAGCAGAAGCTAACGCAGAAGTTGTACAAGAAAAAGAACCAGAAGTAGAAGAACCAGTAGCAGAAGTTCCAGCAGAAAAACCAGTAGCACAAGAAGTTCCTGTTGAAGAAGAAGGCGAAGAAGTTGAATTAGACGCAGTTGCACCAGCAATTGACGTTCCAGCACAAGATAAATTTACCAACGATTTAGACCCGGCACCAAAGACAGAATCAAAAAAATAAATACCTAGTATGACAGGTATTCCTTACAACTATAAACAATATATAGATGACGTAACCAAAATGCGTCAAAGAGGCCACATTACATCTGGTGAACAAATAAAATCACCAAACTCTGCTGGTAGCAGAGGACTTGCTAAAGTTGATACTTTTATCAATGCACCAAATCAAATAATGAAAAACAACGATGTTGAAGATAAAGACAACGAAGAATTAGCACGTATCAAAAAACTAGCCGGCATTTAATCCAAAATACCATTTGCTCTATATCTAAGTTTGTTATATAATACGTATAACAACAGGAGAATAATATGGCAGTAAGAAACTTTAACGACGGCGAAAAACAAAAGCTAGTACAAATTATCTCACAAGGATCACAAGTTTTAGGAGAAGTAGACGACTTAAAATCTGGTCTAAAAGATACAGTAAAAGCTATTGCAGAAGAATTAGAACTTAAACCTGCATTAATTAATAAGGCAATTTCAATTGCTCATAAAGGCAATTATCAAAATATTGCTGACGACATGGATACTTTAGAAAGTATTCTGAATAGTGCTGGTAAGATTTAGTGTATCATTTACTCAAAGAATTTTGGGTAAACAGTTATAAAACAGACCAAGTCGCTTTTTGGTACGAACTAGTATCAGTATTAGTAACTATAATTGGTTCTTGTATTTTAACTTTTACCTCACCACATCCATTAATGCATTATGTATTTCCATTGTACTTGATTGGCTCTAGTACTTTGTGTTATGCTAGTTATAGAAGAAGACAAATTTGGATAGTAGTACTATCTGGATGGTTTACATTAATGAATGTAATGGGAAATTATATAGTATTTTTATCATGAGTTACATAGACGCTTTATATAAAAAAGACGAAGACAAAGTATATGTGGTTGAAAGAAACTCTAAAGGTGAAAGAGTTTTTGTTGACTACGATGCTAGATATGTTTTTTATTATCCTGACTCTAGAGGTAAACATAGAGCTATAACAGGACACACATTACAAAAAGTACAATGTAGAACTTCAAAAGAATTCATTAAAGAGCAACGGATAAGATCCAATAAAACTCTTTATGAACAAGATATCAATCCTATATTTAGATGCTTGGAGGAAAATTACTTAGGTAAAGAAACTCCAAAACTCAATATAATATTTTTTGATATCGAAGTGGACTTTGATCCCGAAAGAGGATATGCCACTACTGATGATCCGTTCATGCCCATAACTGCCATAAGTTGTTATTTGAGCTGGACGGATCAATTAGTTACTTTAGCACTTAAACCAAAAAGAATGACCATGGAAGATGCAAAAGTACAAACTGAAAGATTTTCTAATGTAATGATATTCGATAAAGAAAAAGATATGCTAGATGCATTTTTACAATTAGTAGAAGACGGTGATGTTTTATCTGGATGGAACTCAGAAGGATATGATATTCCTTACACCGTAGGAAGAATACAAAAAGTATTAAGTTCTGATGATACAAGACGTTTATGTTTTTGGGGTGAAAAACCAAAACGTAGAACATTTGAAAAATATGGTAGAGAACAATTAAGTTATGATTTAGTTGGACGAGTACACTTAGACTTATTAGAATTATATAGAAAGTACACATATGAAGAACGTCATAGTTTTAGATTAGATGCAATTGGTGAACACGAACTTGGCGAAAGAAAAACTGTATATGAAGGATCATTAGACAAACTATACAATGAGGACTTTGGTTTGTTTATAGAATATAATAGACAAGATACTAGACTACTTGCAAACTTAGAAAAAAAATTAAAATTTATTGAATTAGCTAATGAAATTGCACACCAAAATACTGTATTACTACAAACAACAATGGGTGCAGTTGCAGTTACAGAACAAGCAATAGTAAACGAAGCACATAGACGAGGAATGATTGTACCAGGCAGACGTTATAGAAAAGAAGGCGAAGAAATACAAACGGCGGCAGGTGCTTATGTGGCAACTCCAAAAAAAGGCATACATGACTGGATAGGATCAATGGATATTAATTCACTGTATCCATCCGTTATTAGAGCTTTGAATATGGGACCAGAAACTATTATAGGACAAATAAGACCTGTAATAACATCAGCAGAAATAAACAGAGCTAAATTTCAAAAAAAATCATTTGCGGCGGCTTGGGAAGGACAATTTGGTAGTTGGGAATATCAAGCAGTAATGAAACAAGATAAAGCTACAGAAATTATTGTAGATTGGGCTGACGGCACATCTGTTAAAATGTCGGCGGCACAACTTTATGATATTATATTTGATGGCAAAAATAAATGGATGTTAAGTGCAAATGGCACAATATTTACATATGAATTTGAAGCAATTATTCCAGGCTTATTAAAACGATGGTATGCTGAAAGACAAGAAATGCAACGTAAAATGAATGACTGTGGAGATAACGAAATTGAAAGAGCATATTGGGATAAAAGACAATTAGTTAAAAAAATTAATTTAAACAGTTTATATGGTGCAATATTAAATCCTGGTTGTAGATTTTTTGATATAAGAATAGGACAATCAGTTACATTAACTGGTAGATGTATTACAAAACATATGGGAGCAAAAGTAAATGAAATTATCTCAGGCAAATATGATCATGTTGGTGAATCAATAATATATGGTGATACAGATTCCGTTTATTTTACTGCACATAAAACATTACAAAACGATATTAATTCAGGCAAAATTGCTTGGAACAAAGAATCAGTAATTGCTTTATATGATAAAATTGCAGAGGAAATGAATACAACATTTACTAATTTTATGACTAAAGCATTTCATTGTCCGCACACACGTGGTTCTGTTATTAAAGCAGGTAGAGAACTTGTAGCAATTAAAGGTTTGTTTATTACAAAGAAAAGATATGCAGTATTGTATTATGACAGAGAAGGTGAACGTGTAGATATCGCAGGTAAAGAAGGCAAAGTAAAAGCCATGGGACTTGATTTAAAAAGATCAGATACTCCTGTATATGTACAAGACTTTTTAAGTGAAATATTATATATGGTACTACAAGGCAAAACTGAAGAAGAAGTTTTAAAAGCAATTACAGATTTTAGAGCAGAATTTAAAGCAAAACCGGGTTGGGAAAAAGGTTCTCCAAAAAGAGCAAACAATATTACAGACTATTGGGAAAAAGAAAAGAAACAAGGCAGAGCAAATATGCCAGGACACGTTAGAGCAAGTATTAATTGGAATAACTGTAAACATATGTATGGCGACAAATATTCATTGCCAATTACAGATGGTGCAAAAGTAATTGTATGTAAACTTAAAAATAATCCACTAAACTATACAAGTATTGCATATCCTACAGATGAATTACGTATTCCAGATTGGTTTAAAGAACTACCTTTTGATTCCGAGGCTATGGAACAAGCAATATTAGATCAAAAAATAGATAACTTAATAGGTGTATTAAAATGGGACGTACAAAGTACTGAAACCAGTAATACATTTAACAAATTATTTGAATTTTAAATACTACTATGTTGAGTATTGAAGAAATAAAACTATTAATAGAAAAATTAAAAAAAGTCAAAAAAGAAGATTTACAAAAATTAATAGACAGCAATCTTAAAATTTTAGAAGATCTTGCATTATCCATTGATGCAAATAACAGTGAAGAAATTAATAGATTAGATAAAACTGAAGAGTGGTATAGACTCGATCTCGAAAATAAAAGACAAAAGCCTACTATTACTCCATTAGTATATAAAAGTATACAAAGTAAAATATTTCAATTTGCAAAAACTAACATTTATAACAGTTTAGAAATAGGACCTGGTTTGGGTATGTTCTCTAAAGAATTTCGTTCTTGGAGAATGAATTATTTCCTAGATATTTTACCAGAGTTAGAAAGAAAATTAAGAAGAAGATTTAAACCTCCACATCAAAAATATTTAAAATTTTACCTTACAAGAAATACAGAATGCTCAAATATCCCACAGGGTTCATGCAACCTTGTGTTTAGTTGGGACACTTTTGTATTTTTTACACAACAACATATACAACAATACCTACACGATATTAAAAGAGTATTAATACCGGGTGGTTATTGTTTTATACACTATGCAGATTGCCATTTTGATAAAGATTTAGACGAGGCAAAACGTGGTTATTGGAACTATAATACCAAAACTGCAATGAAAAAAATTATACAAGAAGAAGGTTATGAAGTAATCGAAATGGAACAGTTCTGCCCAGGTAATAACTATTTTGTTTGTAAAAAACCTGGTAACCAAAATCCAGCCGTATATAAAATAAATGAAATAGGGCTTGATTAAAATCTAAATATACTATACAATATTAATATGATAGATATCTTGAAAGACAT